GTCGACACCCCACGGCTGTTCGCCGACCGGCAGCACGATCTCGCGAATCCACGCTGATGCTGCGCGGCACTTCGTCTCGGTCAGGTCAGCCCAGACAAGGTTCATGCCGCTGGTGCTCGAGGCCGCGATGTCGGCCGCGCCGTAGACCCCGCGACGGGCTCGCAGGCACGCAAGCAGCTTCAGGTCGATCCGTTGCTTGGCGAGCTTGTTGTTGCCCCAGGCGTGGCGAATGTGGCCGGCCAGCGCCGTCAGGCCTTGCTGCCCGTCGATCGACAGCGGTGCGTCGGGGGTGGCAGCGTCGCGATCCAGCAGTTCCTTCAACCCCAGCACCTTCACCATCGGCGAGAGGCGTCCACCGTTGGGGTTGGGCATCATCCGTGGTGCCTGCGGCGTCTGTGGTGCCTGCGGTGCGATCGGGGAGGATTGGTTCGCGAGTTGTGGTGTCATGCGTGGATCACCCCGGTTGTGGGCGGCATGACGCCTGAGCGTCGGTTGCGGACGGCGCGATTATGCACGCCGTCCGCAGAAAACGGCAACGCCCCCGCTTCTACTGCTGGATTCTGTTCTGTGTCGTGACAGGCAAGAACTTGATGCTGTCGCGGTACTGAACGTTTTTCGTGCGAAACGTGGCGATCGTGGCGGCGCCGATCGCCATCGCGAGCGCGTTGTTCTTCTCCGTCGTTCCGGTCGGCATGCCGTGATAGCTGATTGCCGGGTTCGAGAAGTACGGAATGCGAACGATGTTCATGCACTGGCTGTAGGTGGTCGTCTTATTCCCCCACGCAGTTAGCCCGGAACTGATGAAGATACAACCAACTGAGCACCCAGCGTTCTGGGTCTGTGTCCACGAATGAGGACAAGTTGCAGCCGATCCACCGGCTTGCATCGTGCAGGCCCCCTCAGACGCGCAGGTGTAGGTGTAGTACCCACTGGGCCAGTCTGCTAAGTGGCATCTACCTGCCATGTCAGAGTAAGCTGAATCTGGGCTCGGTCCGTGCCCTACGATGTCTTGTCCCGGCACGTTACTTTGAAGATTTGACTGATTGACAGTCCACGTATCCGTAGGTACTAGGTACTCGGCCACTGTGTTCGCCATGGCTGTAAACCACACTTCGCAGTCGAGTTGGCTGGACCCATAACCTCCTGAGTGGCCTTTGCTGTGCTCCCCGCACATCTGGTGGCCGATCTCATGCGCGAGAGCCAGAGCAATCGCCGTGCTGGCGTTGATCGCAATCGTGGCGGCTCCTCGCTTGTTGCAAATCTCGTCTGAGTATCCTCCCAGTGGGTTGTCCATGCTCATGTCGTCGTCGTAGTCGCTGACGATCACCATGATGTCCACGTCGAGGTTCACACGGGCGTCCAGCAGTTCCGGGCTGACCCACGACACAACCTCTTCCACAGAATTGAGAAACGGACCCCCGGTGTACACGTTGGTGATGTATCCGGCGTCGGTGATCGTTATGTTGCCGAGTCCACTTCTGTCGAACGCGGAACCACCGGGGGTGTTAGTTCCGGTGACTCCGGCCATTTGCCAGTTGATCCATGCTTGCTCAGAGCCGAAGTTGCTGATCGCCCAGGCTCGGCCTTCAGGGTTGAAGGCGAAACCGACACGGATGTTGATCGGTTGTGCGTGAACTGCCGCGGCGCCGAACAGAAGCGCGAAGACGAAGAGCAAGCGTCTCATTGTTTCTTCTCCGGGTGATCCCTGTAGAGGCCTTGCGGCCATACACGAACGAGAACGTGGGCGCCGCCTCGGCCGAGTGGTCGCAGCATGTACTCGCGCCCGCTGACCATGATGGTCCCGATCAGCCCGATAGGTCCGCGCACCAACGACATGCTTCCGTAGGTGTCCTTGCGATCAGACGAGCCGGTCCAGATCACACCACTTTCGGCCGTTGATGTTCCGCCGCCCACGAACCGATAGGTCTTGCCCTCGAGCGTGATCTCGATCACGCGGGCATCTACAGCGTGGACGTTGACAGACCCCACGTAGAGCACGCCATGGGTATCGCGTCGGGCCATGACTTTCGTCAGATGGCCGCCCGCCTCTTTGTCAAGCGCGGCTCGTGACTGAGGGTTGAGCAGCAGCTTCACGCCATCCGCGTACGCGGGGAGCGCGAAGAGCGCCAGGAGAAGAACCCAGGCTTTCACTGGGTCACCTTGATCTTGGCAAGGTTCTCGATGGTGCTGTACGACGTGCAAACGCCAGTACCGGTGATGGTTACTCCCCGCCCAAGTTCCTTGGCGGTCTTCACGTCACCGTTGACCATGCGGCCTGCGGCGGCGGTCGCGCCGTCATAGGCGAACTTCGTCGTGTTCGCAGATGCGCACGCAGGAGTGCCGGTCGCAGCCACCGACACCGTGATCGTGACCTTGCCGTTGGCAATATCGTCCTCGTAGTCGACGATGGTGCCGGTGACGGTACCGACCGCAAAAGCCAGCGGCGAGCACAGTGCCAGGGCGAGCAGAAAAAGACGCTTCAGCATGGGAATCTCTCTTTCAGTGGTTGTGAGGGGGTGCCGCGGGGCGGCGCGCGATATTAGCGTGACCACACCACCCTGCGGTTGACCACTCGTCGCACTCGCGCCTTTGTTACTTGTCGGTCGATCAACTCGGGGATGAAGCTCAGGGCCAGCGAGTCGGCGCAGTCCGGCGACTTGCCGCCGTTCTTCACGATGTCCTTCTTGCTCTGCAACTGGATGCGAAACCGCGCGTCGTAGCCGTAGTCGAGGCTCGTCAACTCGACGGCAAGCTCGTCGTCGTCGGGAATCTCGCCGCTCTCGAGCCAGTCGCGCATCTTCCCCCAGGCCTCGCTGCGCTGGTTGAAGTAGTGCTTGTCGTCCTTCGCCGGCTGGCCCCACATGACGGCCACCAGTGGGATGCCCAGGTTCGGGATGCGCCTGAGGGCCGAGTCGAGATCGGCGCCGTTGCCGTTGGCGTCGTACACGAGCACCGCGGTGCCGCTGGCGTCCTTCCTCTCGTGCCTCGGCTTGTGCAGATCGCCGTGCAGCAACTCGACGAGCCGGCCGGCGACGTCCACGCCGTCGTAGCCGTACATCTTCACCTGCCAGTGCACCTTCAGGCCTTGCCGCAGCGTGATCACGGTGAAGTCGCCGCCGAACCGCGCCGGATCGCACGCGAGCACCTTCTGGTGGGCTGCGTAGACAGCGGTGGGGTGACGCCGGACGCGGGCCTCGTGCACGAGCCCCGGGCTGATGAAGTTGGCTTGGCCGGCGCGCGGGAACATGCCCTTGACGCGCACCCGCACGAAGTCGCTGTCCTCGCCGTACTCCTCGACCCACGCCGCGTGCAGCCGCTTGTTCGTGAAGCTGACGGTGCGCGCGTCGACCCGGTGGTAGACGTTCCTGCGCGGCTGCGTGCACATCTTGTGGAACTGGCCTGACGTGCGGGTCGGGTTCCCGAACCGGCACCAGATGATCTCCGTGCCCGCGTCGGTGAGCGCGCCGCGCGTCACCTCCCACACCGGGTCGGCGATCGTCGACGCCTCGTCGAACATCACGAGGATGCGCTTGCCCTTGTTGTGCATGCCGGCGAACGCTTCCGTGTTGTTCTCGCTCCACGGCACGCCGTCGATCCGCCACGCCTTCTCGCGAACCTTGTCGTTGGCGATGAAGATGCTCGTGGCCGTCAGCGTGAAAAGCTGCTTGCCGATGAATAGCTGGTACCACTTGGAAAGCTCGGCCCAGGTCTTCGTCCGAAGCTGGGTGTCGGTGTTCGCCGTGACGACGCCGCGCGTGTCCTTGTGCGTCGAGATCGCCCACAGGATCAGCCACGCCACCTCGGCGCTCTTGCCGATGCCGTGGCCCGACGAGATGTCCTCCTCGATCACGTCCCCGGTGAACGCCGCGCCTGCGCGCAGCCGCTGCCCGATCCGGTCAAGCTGCTCGCGCTGCCAGGGCTCCGGCCCCTTCTCGCTCTCGAGCGACGTGCCGGGCTCGCCCCACGGGAACGCCCAGAGCACGAACCCGAGCGGGTCGTGCGTGAAGCTCGCCAGCCCGTCGTAAAGCTGCTCGAGCGGCGTGCCGCGGATCACCCCGTTGGCCGCCTCGGCGGGGCTGACCGGGATGCGCGCTTTGTCCGAGCGGACAGGCGCGACGTCGAACACGGCTCAGTAGCCTTGGGCCTTGCGCAGCGGCACGCCGCGCGTCTCGCGGCAGGCGACGGTGGTGCTGCAGTCCGTGGCGCCGCCGTTGGGTGCCGGGTAGCTCTTGTCGAACGCGCGCACCGGGTCTGAGGGGTTCGGGCCCGGGTAGGCGTTGGCGACGCACTGGCTCCGGCGTGCGCCCGTCTCCTCACTGGCCGAGGTGGTCTGCCCGATCCCCGTCGCCTGATTGCGGAACCGGCGTTGATACTCCGGCGTCGAGAAGTTCTGGTGTGTTTCGCCTGGGGGGTTGCGCATCTTCGGCTCCTGAGTTGTCGAACACTCGTTGCTTGGCTCGGTCGAGCTTGTCAGCCAGGGCGGATGCTAGCGCATTCACCCCATCCTCTTCGCTGCCGACGATCTTGAAGTGCTTCGCGAGGATCGTGAGCGCGGCCATCTTGTCGTGCCGCTTGATCTCGACTGTCTCGATGTCCTCGTAGATCGGCACGCGCTTGCCGGTGACCAAATCCGTCTCGTAGCCGTTCTTCACACGGCGCCGGTCGATCTTGATTGAAGAGATCGCTGCGGCCACCTCGTCGGGCAGCAGGTGCACCGCGATGAGCTTGCCGTCCTCGTCGAACAGGCGCCGGATGTCGGCGAACGCGACGTGGCTGATCTCGCGCATCGTTCGATCGACTGAGGCATCGATCTTGCGCATCTTCGCGTCGTTCAACTCGCGGACCCGGCGCTGCACGTCCGGCCGCAGCATCATCAGGTTGCCGTAAGTCTTCGCGTTGGTTGTGGTCTGGTCGCGGCCGAGCCCTGCGGCACGCGCAGCGTCCGTCTCGTTGAAGCTGTCGACGTAGTGGTGCGCGAACGCCTCTTCCTGCTCTGTGGCGAGTCTGGGCATCAGTGCACGTTCCGGGGTTGGGCAGCGGGCCGCGTGAACGTCGACCCTTCGGCGTGCAGCGCGGCGCGGCGCTTGTCGTTCCAATCCATCACGATTCGCTGCACGGCAGCCACGAGGGAGGGAATGTTCGTGCGCTCGATGTCGTCGAGGGCCACGCGGCGGTCGCCGGGGTCCGCGAGCATGCCGTCGATGAGCTTGATCACGAAGTCCTTGGCTGCCTCCGTGGCCGGCAGCACGGGGGAGTGCTGGCGCCACGAGACTGTCTTCGCCGCTCCCGATGGGAAGGTCACGAGGAACCCGCCGACGAGTGGATCGTCGCTCTCGAGCATGCGTAGCTGTGCCATGGGTCGCGAGTGTAATTTCCCCCTATACAAAACGCAAATTGCTACATTTTTAAGCAGCAAAAATTTTAGATCGTGGTTTGCGCTCTGGGTTGCGGTGCCACCTCCCCGCCTAGAGGGGGTGGCCCTCGCGCTACAGCGCGCCTCATACCCCACCCGCCACCCCTACCCCGGGGGGTCGCCTGCACCCCGCGCTCTGCGCCACCCAAGCCGCAAGCCCAGTCGTGCAAAGAACAGCAGCACGCAAGCCTTGGCCCGGCTAGCGCCACCCGATCCGGGTAGCGTGAGACACGTGTCTCATATCGGGACATGCGTCTCGGGTGACGCGATCGCTCCTGGGATTTGAGAATCGCGCGGCTTGGTTGGCGCGGGCGCAGCCTTATGCCGCAAATAGGCTGCAAGACTGTGCAGTAATCACGAGACAGTCTGTTCTGCAGTGTTTTACAGATTGACCCTGCAAGGATTTACATGAGACGATCAAGGCTGTATCAAGTGATACGACGCCCCAAAACCCTGCAAGGATTTACATGCGCACCCTCGATGAAGACTACCCCGAAGACGTGTCTCGCCTCATGCTTGCACTTGAGCGCTCCGGCCGGTTCCCCTCTCGTGCTGCTGTCGTCATGGCGTGGGAAAGCTACAGCGCTGCCTATTGCGCCGGATGGATCGATCCGCCGCAAGACGAAGACGAATGCGTGCGCATGATCCTCCCCTTCCTGCACTTCGTCTGATCTCAGCGGCTAGGGCTTGCGAGCCCTATCCGCCGCGATTCGTCGGCACAACACAAGGTAGCTACATCATGTCTCACGAGATCACCATCCGCGCTAACGGCTTCGCAGAATTCGCCTACCTGGGCGAAAGCGCATGGCACGGCCTCGGCCAGTCCATCACCGAATTCCTGGCTGCGAAGGGCCGCACGGTCGAATCCGCGACCGAGCAAGACTGGCTCGAAGCCGCGGGCATGGATTACAAGCTCCTGCGCAGCAAGGTCCGCTACTTCGCCGACCGCGACGGCGCCGTGCAATTGGAGATTCCCGAACAGCACGTGCTGTTCCGCTCGGACAATCGCGCCGCCATGGGCATCGTCTCGGCCAAGTACAAGACGGTACAGCCGGCAACGCTCGTCGGTTTCTTCCGCAACCTCGTGTCGGATTTGGGCTTCAAGCTCGAAACCATGGGAA